ATGGCTACAATAACATACGAGCTTGGAAAACCAAAGCAAGACAAAACAAGAAAGGTGTCTATTGTTCTTTCTCATAAGGGACAGAGAAAAAGATTTCCTACCAATATAGTTGTTTCCGACTCAGACTTGTCTAGAGCCGGAAAGATTTCTTCACGTAAGATATTGAAGACGATAGAAGATAAAATGAATGTTATGAAGGATGCACTCTATGACTTAGAGGTAGACTTGCTAGGTAAAGATGTGGATATTGATTGGATATGTGAGCATTTGATTGATATAGGCAACAAGACAGAGGATTTAGACTTCTTTTCCTTTACCGAAGAGTGGGTTGAGAAATCCGACAATAAGGGAAAGAAGAATTATCTGATTATGCTCAATTCCCTTGCACGCTATAATGGTTGCCGTAAGCTGCCGTTTTCTCTCATAGACTACAGATTCCTAAACGGATATAAGAAATTCCTAGATGGTCATCCTAGGGCGCAATCCTTATACTTGGGCAATATGCGGCATATCTTCAATGAAGCTATCAAAGAATATAATACGAATGGAAATGATATTATCAGAAGTAATCCTTTTGATAAATTCTCCGTTCCGAGGGATATTCCGCAGACAAAAGATAGGATAATCAGTGAAGAGAACCTTGTAAGAGTATTTAATTTCAAGGGGACTAGACGTGTAGGTATGGCAAGGGATTGTTATGTACTCTCGTTCTTTCTGATGGGAATGAATTCTGTTGATATATATGAATGTGTCAGCTATAATAAGGGTGTACTCGCCTACGATAGAGCTAAAACTAGAGATAGGAGAAACGATAATGCCCACATAGAAATTGTCGTACCTGACATCATCAAACCTTTGTTCCGAAAATATAAGGGAACAACAAGGGTCTTTGATTTCTATCAGAAATATAGCAATGCAGCCAATTTCAATAAGCATATAAATAAGGGATTGCATTTCATAGCTGACGAACTGGGCATTCCTCGTTTCGATTTCTACTCAGCCCGTCATACTTGGGCATCTATAGCAAGAAATAAACTAGGTATTGATAAGTATACCATTCACGAAGCACTCAATCACGTTTCGCAGTTAGATGTTACTGATATTTACATTCAAAAGGACTTTACGAATATAAACAAGGCAAATGAAAAGGTAGTGGAATATGTTATGAAAATGATAGGAGAGGCAAAGAACGATGTTTGAATTTTGAAGAAAGGGGAAGGTCTATTCTTCCCCCTCTTTCTTATCCTTATCCTTTTTGTCCATTTTTGCACCTGTAGCTTTCATAATAGCCTTCAGAGCATCTTCGAAGTTCAAGGAGTCCTTACCGCCATTAGGGTGTTTTTCCCACCAGTCAGGGTCAACCCAACGCATAGCCTTGTCATACCAAGTTTGGTCGACGGATGTTTTCTTGCCATCTTGACTGATTAACAGATACCCACCTTGCCCATCGCTAGCAATTCGCTGAACTTGTTCAAGGTTGACCCACGTCTTTTGTTTTTCGCTATATACCCACATAATTATATGATTTAAATTATTTTTATTCCTATTGTGCAAAAGTACAGCGAAGTCTTAAAAATACCAAATAAAACCTATTTGTATGTTTCAAGTTTGACCAAATGTGAGTTATTTTGTGTACCTTTGCAGAAAATTCTTAAAATATGATACAAAGATTTACGGAAATGTACTACGATGATGCGGTGCGCTTCGCTCAGTACATACAAGCTACTGAAGGTGGCGAAATAGAACTTGTAAAAGAAGATGCCGATGGTTTTCCTCTTCCCCCTAAGCATAAGATATTTGGTAACATGGTTAATTGTCTGAAGGTAAGGAACTTTGAAATTGCTTATTTAGAGCAAAGAAGAAACCCCGATGATGACAAGAAACATCGTAATCGAAATCTCTATCGCTATATAATGGGGCAGAAGATTAAAGAGGTTAGAGAACTTAGTGGTATAACATTGGAGGAGCTGGCAGAAAAGTCCGGTTATAAGCCTAACAACATTCGTAATATTGAGATGGGGCGTTTTAATGCCGATATTGATACGTTATGTAATATTGTTGAGGCTATGGATGCTCATTTTGAGGTGATGAAGGATTAAAAGTTCTTTTGATATATGAAATATATTTAAATACAGAAACAAAAGCATTAAAAAACTTGCAAAATTAAGGTGTTATTCTTATCTTTGCATCGTAATATAAAAAGGTGAGACACACCGAAACAACTGTATCGGATTATGAATAAAGCATATTTGATTTTCAGCAAGAACACAAGCATTCAAGAATGTTGTACTTGGTTTCGTTATCGTGACGAAGCTTTGAGATACAATAAAGAACATTTTGAGAACGTGTTTATGGTACTGCCACATGAGTTTGATTCTTTGAAAGATGTTGACCCTTGCGAGCCGACAGAGTTCACGAAGTATTCAAGATGCGAGCATTGCTGGAGAAAGATTAAGAATGATTATCTAAAACATATAGGAGATATGAATATGAAGAAAGAAGAAAAGTTTGTCATTGATGATTCTCAGAATTACAATGATATGTTTAGCAAAAAGGAACGGATGCAAATTAATAAGGCAACCAAACCTTTAGAGAACAAGTAATTTTCACCATTTATTAAAAGTGAGTTTAATAACCCGAACGCATTTGCTTGGATGGAAGAATTATGCTATCTTTGCATTGCGTTCCTTGAAATAATTAATTATGAGTAATAACAAAGAAGATTTTGATGCGCAGGTAAGTGCATTTAAAGAGAAGTATCCCGATTTCAAGCCAGCCAAACCTATTGAGGTTCTTAACTTGATTATGACAAGAAAGAATGCCAAGGAGATTCTTGAAGGCAAGAAGAAGGTTGAGTACAGAGCCTATACAGACCATTATATTGGTCGTTTGTTTGACAAGGATGTTTTGGAGTTCCTTAAAAAGCATGGTAAAGAAGAGGATGTAATTAAAGCGCAAGAGGAGGGTATTGTTGACCCATTGCGAGTAGTAAAGACAATCCACTTCCATGATTATAACAACTCGTGGTATCTTGATTGTGATGTTTTGGTAAATGATACTTGTATCGTTATGAAAGAAGATATTGATTTTCTTCACGAAAAGTATGATAGCCATGATTTGGATGAAATGTACGAAGCATTGGAGCTTAAAAAGGAAAAAGAGCGTCCTTTGTTTTTCTTCTTTGTTATTGACAAGGTAACAGAAACGACTCTAAAGTAGGTGGGCGTAAGTCCACCGAGCCTAGATAATTCCCCAAGGGGAGTAGTTTATGATTCGTGGACTTAAAACGTTACAACTATGTCAGAGGCATCAAGAGGTTATCGTTATTCTCAATGGAGAGCGGTAACAAATCGTACAACTGGTCTTAGGGCTGGTGAAAGACGTGAACGTGGCAGAAATGTTGAGTACCGAAACACTGGCGCACAAGGAACTACTTATGGTGGTGCTATGCGTACATTGGCAGCTCGTACAGCAGCAAATAATGTCACAGAACGTGTAAACCGCAGACTTAGAAGAGGTTAAAAGTCAAGAGGGGTAGAATGAATTAACTTTCATTCACCCCTTGTTTTTAAGGAGAATAATGTATGCAAGAACTAAAAAGAGCAAGAGAAATCATTGATGATGTTTCCAAGGAGACAGATAGTATATTACTTTTCCATTCTCTGAGTGGAAAGGATTCTATCGTATTGCTTGACTTATGCTACAAGAAGTTCAAGAGAGTTGTGGTAGTATTCATGTATATAGTAAAAGACTTGGAACATATTATGCGTTACTATAATTACGCTAAAACCAAGTACCCGAACATTGAGTTTGTTCAAGTTCCTCATTATGCTTTATTTTATGATATAAAAACCGGATATATGGGAATAAAACAAGACCCTAAGCAAAGACAATGGACTTTAGCTGATATAACCGAAAAACTCAGGAAGAGACTTGGTGTAGAGTGGGCTTGTTATGGATTTAAACAATCCGATTCTTTGAACAGACGGCTTATGCTTAGAAGTTATACGGATGGAAAGGAAGCTATCAATTGGAAGACGAAGAAATTCTATCCTTTATCTACATATAAAAACAAGGAAATAATGGATTATATTCTTGACCATCGTTTAAAGAACCCAGAAGCAAATGGAACGAATAAACAAAGTTCAGGAGTTGATGTTGAGGATATTGAGTATCAGAAATTTCTTAAAGAGTTTTATCCGGCAGATTTAGAGAAAATATACAAGGTATTCCCAATGGCAAGGATAGTTCTGTTGAAAGCTGATAAAAACAAGGAGGAACTGAAATGAAAAAAGGAAGTGAAACAAAGATAATCAAGAGGTCTCAAATAAACTTGAACCCTTGCAACCCGAAGGTACATACCGATGCGGACATCAAACAGCAAAAAGCCAATATTAAGAAAGTTGGTCTCATTGGAGGTATTCAATGGAATGAGACAACTGGAAATCTCATAGATGGGCATAAACGAGTGATGAGCGTTGACCTTATCCAAGGTTATGATGGTACTCCCGAAACTGATTATGACATCAAGGTAGAAGCCGTTGATTTTGACGAAAAGACCGAGAAAGAGCAATTGTTGTTTATGGCGAAGTCGCAAGACCCGATAGATTACAACTTGGTTGCCAAGAACTTTAGCATAGATGAAATAGACTTCAAGGCTGCTGGCTTCACGGAACAGGATACTGAACAAATCAAGATGTTGCAAGATGATTTGGAAGCATCATTGAAGGATTCGGGCATGGATGACTTTAGCGAGGATTTCTTGAATGAACCTATAATTTCAGTTACGACCCCAACGCCAATGACCGAATTACCCAACATCGAAAAAACATCTGAAGAGATAGTGGCCGAGCACGCAGCTAAGCCAAAGATGACAAAGGAAGAGGTCAAGGATCAGAAACAGCATTGTACTGATGTCGGAAAGAAAAGAAAGGAAGATATTGATAACTTCATATTCATTGATTTCGAAAGTTTTGAACAAAAGCAGATTTTCTGTGATATGTTGCACATGGAAGCCGCTAACTCTATGCGTATTTCCGGAAGTCAGATTTTAGGTTTGTTGTAATATGGGACGCAAGCGAGTAAAGCCTCTTGTAGTGAGGAAGAATCCCATAGATGTTGCCAATATGGTAATTGATATGGCTAGTGAACAGAGTAAGGATTGTATCGTTATGATGTCTCTTGGCAAGGACTCCATTGTTACATTGGACTTATTATATGATAAGTTTGAGCGCATAGTATGTGTATTTATGTATCTCGTAAAAGACTTAGAGCATATACAACGATGGATAAACTGGCTGAAGGCTAGATACCCGAAGATAGAGTTCGAGCAGATACCACATTGGAATACAACATACAATCTTCATTATGGAGTTTATTGCGTTCCGAATCCAAAAGTAAAGGTTCTTAATCTTTCTATGGTAGTAAAAGCCTTAAAAAAGCGTTTCGGAATAGAATACGTATTCTTTGGTATGAAGAAAGCAGACTCGATGAACCGAAGCCTTATGTTGAAGTCGTATGAGGATGAAAATTACATTCATGGTGGAAATTGTTATCCTCTTGCTGATTTTACTCAAAAGCAAATCTTGCAATATATGAAACATCGGCATCTGCCTAAGCCGATAATGTACTCCAGAGCATTGCGCTCGGAGAATGCAGAGGTTGGGAATGCGTCAGGCGGTTTGTCTTTGGACTTGGATTGTTTTGCATGGCTAAGGGATAATGCACCCGAAGACTTAGAACGTATATATAAGGTATTTCCACAAAGTAGGGTAATACTCTACAGGTATGACAACAGATAATGTTCTTTTTAATTTATATATAATAATGTATTATCTTCTTTATATGTATTGGCAGGCTTGTGAAAGTCTGCCTTTATTGTTAATGTATGCAATATAGAAACATCATAAGTAAAGAAAGGTTAAATAAATAAAGAAAAACCATAAAACATTTGCATGTTAGAAAATTATTTCGTATCTTTGCAATGTCTTTAAGAGGTACTTGAAGATTTGCCGCAAGACAAGTTTCTTGCAAGATAGTGCAGAGCGAGCACGTTAAAAACTAGCACAATTGTTATGAAGATGATTACCGAAAAGCAGAAGAAGTTCATCAATGATATTAAAGGTGTTATTACAGAAAATGGTATTAATGCTATTGATGCATTGGACTTGAATAAGTTTACTTGCTATGATGCATCTAAGCTTATTGGTGGTTTGCTTGGTCTTAGAGATTGTTACAAGGCGATTTCTAGAGGCGCATGTGTAACTAGTACGGCATATTGCGATGAGGCTTTAGATAATGTCTTTAATACAATTGAAAAGTATAAATAATAAAAAAGGTGAGACACACCGCAAAAACTGTCTAAGATAATGAATATCAAAGAATTAGTAAGAAATATGATAGCTTTCTTAAATGAGCGTCACGATATGGATTGTGCTACGTTACGTCAGCGTTTTGCAGTATGCTATGATATGAGTGAAGACGAGGCAAAGAAAGTTATTTTGGAGCTGACAATGCTTCAGATATTTGCAGAGAATTTTGGTGTTGAAATTTAAAACTTTAAGATTATGGATAAGAAGACTGCATATAAAGTTATAAGCCAATTTAGGGCAAATAATTGTAAGAGTGGAGCTTTGGCTATTGCTTTGGATGAAGCATTAAAAGCATTAAAACCGATTGCAGTAAATCAAGTTTTTTGCATTAAGCTGGAGATATTAGATAGTGGAAACTATTATCATTCGAAAGCTGCGCAATCTACCTTATGGTTAGAAGCTTCTAACAATAAGAAAAAGATGCAAGCACATATTGCAGAATGGAGAAGTAAGGTCGTAGAGCGATGCAAGGATAACAACAGCTCTTTTGAGTTTGACTTTCATCATGGAGTCCTTATAATTTCACGGCAAACAAGTCGAATTGTAATGAGTTACCTTTTTACTTTAAAGGTAAACACTACTGCTTTACAATATTAGAGGTTTCTAAGAGTATTAAAAGCATGTATGATGACCGTATCGAAAAAGATATGGATGCCGTTCAAGATATGATGTCTTATTTAAATTTATAGAGCATGAAGTTATACGAGGTAGGCTGCATCGTCAAAGAGGTGCAGCCAAAGAATGGAGTAAAGATTACTCTAGAGGAGGCTCAGGCTTTAGTTGGTGGTTATGTCGAGTTGGTTCATCTTGATGATAATAACATATTATTGTGCGATGAAGATGGACTTCTCAAACATAAACCTATAAATACTTTGGCTACAATACAAGCGAAGAGGCTTGACTGGAAAGGTATTTGTTGTTTGGTTGGAAGCGTTTTATTTTTAAAGGACAAGGAGTTTTAGTTATGAGTAAGGCAAGAAAGAATGATGTGAATAAGGATATACCCGAAGAGCGAATAACTCTTAGGGTATTGAAGAATTATTCAAAAATGCAAGAAGAATTATGTCATCTTCGTAAGAAAACACGTGAACAAGGCTACAGACTTAATGAACTCAACAATCAGCTACAGAGGCTTCACTCGAAAGAAGTTAGATATGAGTTAGAGAAGTACAGAAAGTTACTCTTAGAGCGTGATGAGTTGCGTGAGAAGAATAAGGCTTTGGAACAGGTGGTAAAGCAATACGATGGATTAAAAAGTTCTTTTACTAGCGAATTGAACGAAAAAGAGGAGGGTAGAGAATGATTATAGGTTCAATGACAGGGCGTGAACTCTTTGATATATTCAAGAAGGATAAGCCTATGCTAGAAAAGTTTGCTATCGAAAAAGCAAAGAAACTCATCCGTGAGCTTCGTAAGGGAATGGGACGATACACAACTCAGTGTTATGATTTCAAGACGAAAGACGCTACCGAGTACAAAGTATGCGTGTTTGTAGATAGAGGGAACATAAGACAATTCTATTTTGACATGTTTATCTATTGCAAGGAAACGAACGATTACGTATGTGCTACTTCCTTGTTGGACGAAGAGAATAGTGCAGAGCAGTTCAGTTATACGCCTCATTTCTTGCGGAGATATGCCGAGCGAGCATTGGGAATAGAGAACATGCCAATTAATAGGGTGCTTGCTCACATCGAAAGAGAAGTAGGCTATACGGTACTTATTTATAAGAATGATACAAGTAAGGTTATTGCTACAAGTATGGGGCTTTATCTGCAAAAGATTGACAAAAGGCGAGGTATCAATATATGCAAGACTTTTGTTAGTGTTGACATGCTTAAAACCTCCCAAATTAAAGCGTATATGGTTGTTGCGGACTTAATTGAAGAGTATTCAGAACGATACAATAAAGTTCAAAGGAATGATAATGTACGAGTAGATTTCGCTAATGATTGTTTGAGAAGAGGTATTACTGAAAAAGATTTGGTTAATGCCTATGGTGAATATTTTAAGAACAAAAAATAAAAGAAAGGGCTTCGTATGGAGAGAATGACAAGAAATGATGCCGCTGCTTATTTAGGTGTAGACCCTCAGACGATTACGAACTGGGTAAACAAGGGCTTGCTTGGAGGCTACAATGATAAAAGCAGTAAACGCTTTTGGGTGAATGCCGATGATGTTAAGAAGTATTCCGAGAAATACAAGATGTTATCTGTCTCAGAGGATTTACTTGATAGAGAGCAGAAAGAGTTGTTGGCAAGTGAGCGCAAGGTAAATACTAAGATACAAATGTTAATGCATGATGCGTTGAACGTTTCTTCTTTCAGCTATGACAAAATAGGTAGTTCACTTTGTATGTTATTGGAGTTAACGGCACAATACGGATTACGAGAGAAAAAGATTATGCAAGCATTTTTCAATGGAGACCGAATTAGTGATATAGCCGACAATTTTGAACTTTCAAGAGAAAGGGTGCGCCAGATTGTTATTAAGGCTATCCGGAAGTTCAACTATGCGATTGAAGAACTTGTAGACTTGAAGCTGGAGAACAATTCATTGAAAGAGGAAATTAAGAATGTAAAAATGCAGTTTATTATGCAAGAGGGTGAAAAAGAAGAAGAACAACCTGAAGATGTTCCCACTTCATTGTTCTCCATCAGATTAGTTAATTGTAATTTACCAGTTCGTGTCCTTAATGTGACAAAGGCAGCCGATATAGATACTATTGGAGACTTGGTACAATATTCCAAGCTCGATATGATAAAATTCCGAAACTTCGGAAAGAAAAGCTTTATGCAATTGGATGACTTTATTCACGAAATGGGATTGGAATGGGGCATGGATAAGGCTAAGATATATGCAAGGGGTATTCAGCGGATGAAAGATGACTCTTATATTGAAGAGTTGTTTGGAAAGCATCTTGCGGATATAACAAGCGATATTGAGAAAAAGTATAATCTTTCTCCGGCTGAGGCTATGAAGAGAGCTTATGGTGAAATGAAGAGATATGTAGGATTTAAAGAGAAGAGTAATGAATGAAGTATATAATGATGTTTTAGGTAAGGCGTTAAGCATTAAATCAACTAATAATATTGTCGTAAAAGTAGAGCAAGGAGCATTAGAAGTTAATCTGAAACAATGTAGTGTAAAGCGAATTATGTGGTTCTCTGTCTTCTTGATTGATGGATTTACTATGCGTCCATGCAGTTATACTTTCTATTCCTCTATGAGTGACGATGAATTGGATGACACATTTACACAAGTAGAAGGCAGATTGAACTTTCTGAAAAACTTAAATTCTAAATAACATGACGGAACAGGAAAGAAGAGTTGTAAACCATGCAATGAAGATACTAGAGCAGAGCCAAGATGATGAGGCTAGGGCTTTGGCTGTCAAGTTGTTGGAACAAGGTACAAAAGTTCCTCTTCAGAAAGTGCAGTTTTATGCCGCATATTGCAATGGCTTGCGTGATGGGTATTCAAGAATATTCGACCTAATACAAGGTGGTGGGTGGCTTGCGAAAGTGAGCAAGAAGGAAATGCCATATTTCGAAGCAGAGAAGGAGCTTGTAGAGAGCTGTATTGATGCTTGCTACGATTATCATATGGGCAAGTATGATATTAGGTACAAGAATAAAGAATTATCCAAAAGTGGTAAGCTATTGGCTTGCAAGGCTGTTTTTGTGAAACAAACGATGATTGGTTTTGAGGTTAAATACAACAAAGATAAAGAATGATTGCACAATATAGATAAGTGAAGTTGTAAACCTTTGATATGTAGGTACTCCCTTGCAAATTTTGTATCTTTGCAAATAAAAAAGGAGATTTATATATGGCAGATAGAGGATATAGAGGCAGACCTCAACGAGGCGAAAGAGCGGATAGGCAAATCAATGCCGGACATAGCCGTGGGTTGGATGCGGCTTTGTCTGACACTGAAGCTAAGATTAGAAAGCTAAAGACGGAACGTATTTATGCCTTTAATAAGGACGGAAAAGAAATAGCGCATTCCCAAACAGGAAAGGCACATAGTACGCAATTACCTTTTGGCTATAACTACAAAGATGCCATCATTACTCACAACCATCCTAATAGAGGTATTGGAGATACTATAGCTGGAAGAGTTGGCACAATTTTGTCTGGAGCTGACATTTTTACAACTATAGCACATAACGCTTCCGAGATTCGAGCAGTTACAAAGAATTATACGTATTCTTTGAAGAGACCAAGTAAAGGGTGGGGACTTTCAGAATCGGATGCATGGGATGTTTTTGGTAAGAAAAATTCGCAATGGAGACGAACCCTTCAGCAAAAACAGACAGAGTATCTTTCAAAGAGCGGAATACGAAATCGAATAAACGAGAAAGTGCTAGCTTTAAACAGAAAGCGTTCTAGTTTTACGAAAGGAGGAAAAGTCCCTAGTGCAAGTGATGTGTCTAGTTATAATCGTGAAGCAAACGAAATACAGAAACGTGTCACGGAAGCTAATGATAGAGGTAATGTTGGTGCGCAATATCAAGTTATGAAAGAATACGCAAAGAAATACGGATGGAATTTAACACGTAAGCGTACATCTTAAGGAATATATTCGAACGATGGGTAGTATTGTCCCTCTTCATGTGGGAAGAACCTTCCCATCATTGACAATGCCGTAGTACATTTTTCATATTGCTTTTGAAATCCGTACTTTTTAGCTCTCGATAGGTTGTGATCCAGGTCGTTGATTTTGACTTGTATTGCAACCATATCTTTTGAATCAATGATTGATTGTATGTAGTCAAAATACGGAACACCTTTCTTGTGGGTTAGGACACATACACTATCGGCAATGTCTTTTCTAACACCTAGTGATAACAGCTTGTCGTAGGTCATATCCGTATCTTCAATCGTATCATGGAGAAATCCGACACAAATCTCTTCGGTACTATTACCCATTTCTCCTACATGGATAGGGTGCAATATAACAGGCAATCCAACCTTATCAATCTGTCCTTTGTGCGCCTTGCAAGCGATACCAAGGCACAATTCTATCATTTCAGAATCTTTCATATTCTTCTTTCGTTATTAGCTCACCTAACTCAAGAGCATCTTGTGCATAGGTGTTTTCATTAAACTTAAACTCCTTTGGCTTACGTCCTTTACCTTTAGGGTAACACATAAGTTCTTTATTTACATATTGATAACGGACAACGATGTCATCCTCCCAATAGTAAACATAAACCGACTCTCCGTTTTTAAGGAGGTGGCTGATTTTGTTCTTATCTTTATTGTTCATAGTCTTTATCTCCTTATTACAATGCAAAGATATAAAAAATATATTAAACTTGCAAACAAATTAATGTTTATTACTTGAAATTTAAATATATTAATTATTGAAATGTTGCATAGTAAGCTTGTTGCATAGATACTGACCTTTGCTTCTTACCTCCGTTACTCTTGGCGGTTCTACTTTGCTCATATAATGCATGTCCCCAACCGGATGGTTTCTTGGTCTCTTTATAGATTTCTCGCATGGTCTTCCCACCCAACAGCTTGTAGGCTATCGAGTAATTCTCTTTGGCGTAAATCATCTTGGCGGTGTTAACTTGTATTTCACCAATAAGTCCGGTTTTCTTGTTCCGGATATTGATGATGTTTCCTGAATAGCCAGTATCCAGTTTCTGTTCCTTGAGTCTAACGAACTCAAAGCCCTTGTATTTGCCTTTAAGGTCTTTTATTATTTTCGGTATTGACCCTTTATCTGCGATGATGGTTGTTCTGTACGAGTCCTTAATGTCTTTGATACCATTAGCTTCGCCCTTAGCCTTGCGTACAATGGAGTCAACACTCTTGTAATTGATAGGAGTGACCCTTGCTCCATACTTCTTAGCTATACCTTCAGCTATAGCTTGTAGCTTGTTACCAACCGACTCGGCTTTTCTCCGCATAGAGGTAGCTTGTGCTCTCAGCCTAGCATATGCCCCATTATTACCAACGTCTCCCATATCTTTTTTAGTGCAAAATTAACCAAAATGCAAGCCAATTAATATATTGCGGCGATATGTTATTTCACTTAAAAGACAAAGTGAAAAGACACGCAAGTAAACATTTCTCTTAAACAATTATTATTCATACCTTTGCAAGAAACAATGAGTTGATAAGATGACGAAACCAAGAGATTATTTCACAGGCAAGCAAGAAGAGTTCAAACGCTCCGAAGTGCAAATAGCACCATATAATCCAAGGAAGATTTCACCGCAGCAGAAAGCTACATTGAAACGTTCCATAAGAAAATATGGCGTTGTTGGTGGTATAACCGTCAATAAGCAAACAATGACCATCGTAGGCGGCAACCAAAAAGTAACCATCGTGGATGAGATTATGGGCTATCCCGAAAAGGATTATACTCTTTTGGCTGAGGCTGTAAATATGGATTACAAGACCGAAGTTGAACTGAATTTCATGCTTAATTCCGAGAATGCTCATGGAGAATGGGATGACATGAAAGTCCGTGAGTTAATTCCGGACATAAACTATATGGATGCCGGATTAACGGAAGAAGACTTATCCCTGTTCGGCTATGATGCAATGGTAAAGACTGAAGGCGAAGATGAGTTAGGTAAAGAACTTAATTCCTTACTAGACCCATTTGCCCAAGAAAGCGAAAACAGAAAAGTACAAGCACCAAAGGAAGTGCAAGAAGAGCAGAGACGACAGATAGAACAAAATCAAATTATAGCCAATCAGCAGCAAGAGGCTCAATACCAAGCGAATAAGGAACGTATGCAGCAGGTGAAGAAAGAAGTAAACACCAAGGCAGCGGAAAAGGCATTAGAAGCCGAGTCTTACGTCATGCTATCCTTTGATAACATCGAGAACAAGGAACGCTTTATGAGCACCTTTGGCTTTATCGAAACCGATAAGGTAATAAAGGGAGAAATGCTTATGAAAGTAGCAAAACGAATATAAACGAATAAGCAATGAAAAAGATTATAAGAATATTACTAGGGTACATAATAGCGGCAATAACAATGCTTATGATTATTCCCTTTATGTTTGTTTCTCTGTTTCTTGGAAAAAGGAGAAAGAAAGCGTTTGGTATATGGGTGTCGTGTCTTTTTATCCCTTTGATAAACAAGGTAGGGCAATTGGTTAACTCATAAATATCGAAAGACTATGAAGGCAAACGGAAAAAGATTAATGAAGATTGCGAACTTGGCTATAACTATGGTATTGGCAATACCGATGTTCTTACTAGCCGTTCCTTTCTATATGTATAACAAAATTAGAGGCAAGGTATAAATCCCATCTGCCCAATATATAGCGAAACAATAATAAATACAAGAAAATGGCAAAACCGAAATTTGATTACAATGGCGATGCTTTCTACGATGAGATAGAACAGCTTGCAAAGCAAGGTCAGAAGGATTCTGAAATTGCCTACGCCCTTGGTTTGAAGTTTGGGGTTGACCTAAATCCACAGGTCTTCAACCGAATGAAAAACGGAAAATACGAGAATTGGAATGAAGACGAAAATGCGGAAAGAGGCGAAAGGATAACTCAATCCCTCGTGCGTGGCAGAGAGTTTATTAATGCAATCGTGCGTGGTAGATTCCTTAAATGCGCCCTTGGAGGTGTCAAGGTAAAGGGCAAGATAACCACCAAGAGACATATGGTTGTAGATGGAGTTATGACAGATGATATAGTAGTGGAAACTAGAGAAACCGAGCAGGAGACCCCACCTAACGTACAAGCTCTTTCAACTTGGCTATTCCATTACGATATGACTTGGAGAGAGATACAGAGAGGTAAGAAGGATGAAGAGGAAAAGGGCATTCCTTTTGACCCTAAGAAAGGTATATCCGTCAATAAGTGGATAGAAAGAGAGATTGAGCAAGAAGCAGAAGAACAAGAGGAGGGTGAATAATGGCAAAAACACATTCCGTTTATTATCCGTTGTATAACGACAAGACGCATTTCATTTACCTTATAACAGGAAGCCGTGCGTCAGGAAAAAGTTTCTCTGCTTCTCAGTTTATCGAAAGACTTACTTTTGAATACAATGCAGAAAGAAAGATAGCACATAAGATTCTTTATACACGTTATACAATGGTGAGTGCCGCTATTTCCGTAATTCCAGAGGTTAAAGAGAAAATAGAGATAGATGGCACACAGGATTATTTCAAGAACACGAAGACGGATATAGTCAACAAAATGACGGGAGCTGAAATCATGTTCCGTGGTATTCATACGGCTAGCGGTAATCAGACTGCGAAGTTAAAGTCTATTCATGGTGTGACTACGTTTGTCGTTGATGAGGCTGAGGAATGGACGAGTGAGGAGGATTTTGAGCGTATCATGCTTTCAATCCGTCAGAAAGGCTTGCACAACCGAGTAATAATCATTATGAACCCTTGTGATTCAAATCATTGGGTATATAAGCGTTTCATCGAAAAGACTCATAAAGAGGTGTATTTTGATGGCGTTCCCGTTCAGATCAGTACAGACCCTAGAGTACTTCATATACATACGACCTATCTTGATAATATAAAGCATCTTTCACCGGAGTTCCTTAACGAGGTGTTAGAGATGAAGGAGAATGAGCCGGAGAAATATGCGCATATAATGATTGGTAGATGGTCGGATGTATCAGAGGGCGCAATATTCAAGCATGTAGGCATCGTTGATAAGTTCCCTAGCAATGCAAGGAAAGTAGCCATCGGTGTAGACTGGGGATATTCAAAAGATTATACGGCAATTGTAAAGTGCGGTATCGTAGACAATCGCCTATACATAGAGGAACTTTGCTATAGAACGGAAATGTTATCTAGCGACATCATAAGATTCTTGCGCCCTTATGCGGACGAAGGCTTGTTTGTGTATGCGGATAGTGCTGACCCTAGACTTATAGATGAGGTAGCTCTTGGTGGAATAGTTATATATGGAGCACAAAAGGGTGCTGGTTCTATATTGGCTGGTATTGACAAGATGCAGACATTCGAAATCTTTGCGACTAGGCAATCAGTCCATTTGCAGAGCGAGTTCCGCAAATATGTGTGGGCAAAGGACAAGGATGGCAATTATATCAATGTTCCCGAAGACCATGATAACCATTTGATAGATGCTGCTAGGTATTATATTCTTGCCGTATTGCTCGGTAAAGTGATGAAGCCAAGAAAAGCTTCTAAATCAGACTTAGGAGTGTACTAAATGACAAATATAATTACTTTTGTAATAAAAATACAAGTGTTTAATTATTAGATTGTTAGTGTAAGTATTCTATAAGAGTAGATAAAAGTTAAGTGTAAATAAAAAAGATTGTTTACTAAATAAAGATAAATTCTTTAGTAAATAGTCTTTTTTATTCACTTAAAAACTAAGTGAAAGGCATACGTAAATTAAAGTATGTAGAAACCATGTTTATTATTACCTTTGCTTCAAAAAGTTATAAGGATGTTTGTAGATTCAATTATTCAGATAAAGACATATTTTCGAAACCTCACGCTCAACGCATTGGGTGTGGAGAGAAGCATCTTCGAACGTTTGGACGATAACGATGTTGATTCTGTCGTAAACATGATGGAACAACATGATTTCGATGTGGATAATGCCATTTCGGAATATAATCCACAAACCCATAAGGTGATGAGCCGTGAAGATAAATGGGTAAAGGGAGAAAAGCCATACAGGACGGAGAAGTTGGCAAGAACAAGACAAAGATACATCAATGAGGTAGAATTGTTCTTCTTGTTAGGCAATCCGGTTATGTGGAAGAAGACTGAAGGTGACGATGAAGCCTTTGAACTATATAAAAAATACTTGAAGGATATATACTTCAATACCAAGCTACGTCAATGTAAACGACTTGCCGGAGCAGAAACCGAAAGCGGTTTTGTTTTTAATTTCTCGCAAAAAAACGGAAAAATGCATGTTGATGTGTATGTTGCAGCTCGCTCAAAGGGACATAAGATGAGAGAGTTGTTTGACCAGTACGGAAACATGCTTGCTTTTGCTGTAGGCTATTCCTTAAAGCGAGAATCAAAGACTATCGAATGTTGGGATATATTGACATCCGTTTTTAACTATCATTGTGAACGTGGTGGCTTTGGGTGGAAAGTGTATAAGTATCCTAATCCGACAGGAAAAATTAATGGCATTTATTTTCGTCAGCCAAAGGCATGGGAAGGAGCAGAACCGAGAATGGAACGTGAAGAAATGCTTGATTCCAAGATTGGAGATGCTAACAACTACTTTGCTGACCCTATTGCCGCTGCTACTGCTGACGTGATACAATCAATCCCTAAGCGGAACAAGCCAGGTAAACTCATACAACTTACAGGCAAGAACTCTAGGTTTGAATATATCAACCCGCCTCAAAATTCCGAAATCCGCAAGGCAGAGAAAGAAGACTTGGCTCAGTCTATCTTGTTTGATACGTTTACACCGGATATGTCACCGGAACTGATGAAAGCTATGAGCACGCTTACTAGTGTCGGCATAAAACGAGCGTTGGTATTGGGCTACATCAAGCGAGCGAACCGAATGGAAATCTATGAAGAACTTGTCGGTAGATTATCGCATGTGATTATAGCCGTAATGAAGGAACTATATCCTGAGATGAGAAGCAAGTTGGATAAGTTGGAGGTCGAATTCGATTTTGCCGAACCTTTCGAGGATGACAAAAAGGATAAGTGGAAAGTAATAGCGGAACTATATAATCAAGGCGTACTTTCTTTAGAGACTGCTGTACAAATGCTGGCTTTAACTGACGCTCCTGCTGAAGAAATTGAAAAGATACGCAAGGATGCAGAAGATAAAGTAGCGTTAGCTGCAAAGGTAAAGGGAAACGAAAACACAACTTCATAATTTTAAATGCTTATTGTTTTTGGGCGCATTTCCTTTTAGGATTTGCGCCCTTTTTGCACTTAAATTTTAAGTGAAAGCATTGTGATAATAATATAATATTATTCCTCATTTTGTTTTTAACTTTGTTGGCATGAACACGAATGAACTTATCATAAACGGAAAAGATGCTTGGAATACCTATCGGGTCAAGATGGGGTATGGCTTTTTGGATGCGTTGGAAGCTGACGCAGACAATAAAAGTTATATAACCAATGAAGTAAGGACTGAGCACGGAACTAGGGTTGTTCCTATCCGTCCCAAAAAGGCAGAAAGAAGCATTACCTTGGAGTTCGTTATAGTCGGTAAAGACCATAACGATTACAATAATAGGGTAAAAGCCTTTGATGCACTTATGGATAATGGTTTTGTTACGATACAAGTTCCTCGATCAAAGGATGATGTCTATCGTTTGTTTTGTGCGAGGAAGTCTCCTACCTATTCAAGAGGAAAAGGAGGGGTTATAGGCAAGAAGAGTTTGAAGTTCATAGAATATAATCCAACGAACAGGGGAGCCTTGACTGATGCGGATATTGATATGTTCACGTTGAAAGAATTTGAAGATATAGAACAGTTATGAAAACTTACAAGAATATTGATATAAAGTATTACGATAATGACGGAAACATACATGTAAGATGTTCTGTTCCCGTAACACAGGATGCATTGGTTCACTATGAATTAATGCAGTCTCACTATTGTAAGCTTTCCTTTAAGCTTTATAAGCCTACATATTTCTTGCTTGGTGATTTTATAGATACACCATATGGACGATTTGAGCTAATAGATTTAACTAAGGCCAAAGATAATGATACTATTGGATATTCCTATGAAATCCAATTTGATGCATATTATCGTAAGTTCAAGAACAAAATATTGAAGTATCGCCCGAATACAGGTTCACAAGAAGCGACTTTCTCTCTTACTTCAAAAATAAGTACCCATGTAGAGGTGATTATGAAAAGTCTAGCTTATTATGCGAAGTTAGACAAGTCTTATCTTTACGACCCTAAATTTGAAGGCGAAGGAACGGACTATACTTATGTTATTGATGCGAGCGTAGATGCAAATGCTGCAAAGCTTATAACCTACTCAAACACAAGTGTGTTGGATGCTATTGCAAATATTGCTCAGACGTTTGAATGTGAATGGTGGTTTGAAGGCAATATTCTACATTTTGGTACTTGCGAGAATACAAATGCGATTGTTGATTTCAGACTAAACGACAACATCGTTTCTATGTCAAGTTCACAAAGCCAGTCCACTTATGCAAACAGGGTATATGCTTTTGGAGCTGCAAGGAACTTGCCTAGTGGATATAAGAATGATGCCGATGCGGACATAACAAAAGATGGTGTCGTAGAAAAACGTCTTATGCTTCCTACTTCAGCAGAATGCTCTGACAAAAACAAGCAATTGTTAGCAGAGAATGGCTTTGAGCTGAAAAACGGATATATACAAGTCGGTGGACTCCATGAAGACCAGTACGTAGAGGGAGTAACAACAAATGATGATATTTATCCAAGAAATCTTATCAAAACGTCTAATGTGACATCATACGAAAAAGATGTAGAGGATGAAAGTACACCCGAAGAGGGTGATTACATCAAACGGACTTTCTATCGTGTAAATTCGCTTACTATTGTCAATGATGATGGCGAAAAAACAGGTGATATGGCTTTCCGAAAGGCGTATATTCTTAGTGGCAAGAACTTACATATAGTATTCCAAAGCGGTTCTCTTAATGGTATGGACTTCGAATGTGAGTTTAATCCAGATGGAGTTTCTGAAATACTTAAGGACGATGATGGTAATCCGATATTGAAAGATGGAAAAGAACAGATAAATCCTAAGTCGCAGGTATTTGAGATTGTTGCTAATGAGGATTATGGTCGTTTTTTGCCGGACACAACTTTGCATCCAAAGGACGGAGATACTTTTGTTCTCTATAATTGGGATTCTACCAAATTGGGCGATGCTTTGGTATCTGCTGCTTCCAATGAGTTGCTGACGGATTCTATTAAGAATTTGAAGAAGTCAATAATAGACCCTACGACATATACATGTACCGCTGAGGCTAATTATTCATTCAATCAAGGTCGTGGCAACTTGCATGGGGTAGGAGACAGGGTTAACCTTTACAATAAAGGTTATGATGACAGTTATAGGTCTTCAAGAGTTATTGGATATGAATTCAGCCTTGATATTCCTTTTGATGGTGCGAAGTATTATGTTGGAGAAAAGCCTTCGTATTCCCGCCTCAATGCAATGGAGTCAAAGATAGAGGAACTTGTCTATAATGGACAGAGTTATCTTAATGGTAATGGCGGAAGCGGAAGGTCGATTTACATCATTAAGAGTTATGATAGCATAACTCCTACGGATTATAATGTATTTTCAGCAAAAGCTGTTGATGAACAAAGATTAAACAAGACAAAGGACGACACCGTAAAGGGCACAATCACTTGGGAAAAGGTGCAGAAGTTCTTTAGTGGGTTGCATGTCGGTAACTCCAACAATGAGAACGGAGGCTCGTGGACTCCCGATGCAGAAGGTCGTTCGCACCTCATCACAGATTACTTGGAGGTAAGAATGAAGGCTATCTTCGAGGAGCTGGTCATCAATAAAACATCCACCATTGGCGGTAAGGAGATAATCTCTCCTGCTGGTGGCGTGGTGGCTCATAAGGTAGAAGAGGTTACTGTGACATATAATAATGTGTCACAGAAGGCTTATCGTTGCTATTTCTTAGCAGAGCAGGAAGGCGATGCCGTGGATAATGATTTCGCTATTGGCGACCAAGTGCGCTCGGAATCATTCAACGTCCGAAAGGGCACTTATCACAAGGATGGCAATCACTTCTATTGGCGATTGGTAATCGGTCGTGATGAAGACCCTGTAGAGCTGGAAGGAAAGAAATATCATTATATCGACCTCTCTGATACCGATTGCGCTACGGCAAGCGACGTACCTGCTAAAGGTGATGTGCTCAATCAGTGCGGTAATAGAACCGATGTAGAACGTCAGAACTGCCTTATCTTCTCGGCGGTAGATACCTATTCGCCATCCATCAGCCTCTATCACGGCATCAACAGCTATTCCTTTGCCAATAGGGAGTACGTGGAATATGGTGTGAATAAGCAGAATAATAAGGCATTCTTCAACGTCTATGGTGATATGTATGTAGGTGATAGACCTACAAAGGAGAATGGCTATGAGGGCAGCTCTTATATCAGATATGATAGCAGCACTAAGCAATTGTCTGTTAAGGGTAAGATTTCCGCTAAATCCACTGTGGATGGCAAGGAATTGTCTCAGTATTTCAATAAGATTGCCGAATTGCAGAATCAGGTGGATGGTGCTATCGAAACGTGGTTCTATGATGGTGTGCCTACCTTGGAGAATGCCCCAGCCATCAGTTGGAAGACCGATAAGGATAAAGAAATCCATCTTGGCGACCTTTACTACGACAACAAGACGGGCAAGGCATACCGCTTTGCCAAGGATAGCAACACCTATAAGTGGACTATCATTACAGATACCGACATCGCCAAAGCCCTTTCCGATGCAAGAATGGCACAGGAGACCGCAAACGGGAAAATGAAGGTGTTTAGCGTTCAGCCTACGACACCTTATCAGGTTGGCGATATATGGGTTAATGCCACTTATCCTTCTGACGGCACTACCTACAAGAATGAGGTATTGCGCTGTCAGACCAACAAGGCAGCAGGTTCTCAGTTCGCCATCGGTGATTGGATTAAAGCATCTAAATACACCGATGATACCGTTGCCAACGCAGCCAAAAAGGCAGCAGAAGATGCTCAGAAGGCGGCACTGACCGCACAGACGGACATTAAGAACCTCGGAAAGACGGTCACTGATAATAAGAAGGAATTCGATAATTATGTTACCGATGGCTACCTAGAGCCTTCCGAGATTGCGGCAATGGCGCAGGATTCTAAGCGACTTGAGGATGATTTTGCGGCTGCACAGAAGTCGTATAATGAGGTGAAGGATGCAGAGGTACTGAAGGACACCAAGGAACTCACTGACCTCAACACCGCTTTTGCTACCCTCACGAGTGCCAAAACGGAACTCATCAAGTTTCTTTCAGATATATCTAAAAGATACAATGAGACTGATACCGACGGCAAGGCTGCTATCGTCTCAGCCGTGGGAACGAAGTTCACCAACTTCCAAAGCGCATATTCTGCCTTCTATGACAAGCTGGGTTTGGCAAACGCATATATCACTAGGAAGATATATGGTGACTTGAAGCAGAATATCACAGACCTCGCAGGTTACAAGTATCTCAAGGATGCGCTCGGTCAGACTACAGATATTGACGGTGGTCTTGTAATGACAACGCTCCTTGCGCTGAGAGACGGAGACGGAAACGTTCAGAGCGGTATCAACGGAGCAATAGACCCAAATAGAGGAAAGAAGAGTATCGCAACATGGTGGGGCGGTCAGATGGTGGATAAGGACTATAATAGCGGAAATCTTACCCCTGCAACCTCCCTCATCCGCTTCGATGGCTCTGGCTATCTTGCCAATGGTGCTATCTGGTGGGATGTGAGCGGAAAGGTTCACGCAGACCCGACATCGTTTATCATCAGCGAAAAGAATCTTGGCGCATACCTCATCTTCTTCGAGCCGACTTGGAAGGCAGGAAGTGCAGGAACGAGCGTTGCCGACCTTGTGTCTTTGAAGCCAAACGCACCATTCTCTAAACTTGGTGTATCGGGCGATGCTACCTTCGAGGGCGCAATCTCCTTCCATGGCATTAAGCTCACGTATGATTCCACAAACAAGGCTATCAAGATTGATGGTAATCTCTATGCCACAGGCGGTATCACGGCATACGGAGCAGGAGCATCTACCACGGGCGGTGGTGGCGGCTTAAACGGCAGTGTGAAGAGTTATTCAAGTGCCTTGAAGCTTACATCAGAATCGCTGTCTGAGATAGCTTCTGCCTACTCCATCAAGGCTCTTGATTCTCGTATCTCTAGCCTAGAAGGAGGCTCGGCTATGAACGTTAGCGTTAGCGGTAGTGGAAACGCAGTGACAGCCATCAGTAAGAGCGGAACGACTATCATCGTGACAAAGGGAACAACGTTTTTGACTTCGCATCAGAGCCTTGCGAGCTACCTTACTAGGACTGACGCTGCCAGCTTGTATCAGCCAAAGGGAAATTACCTTACCGCACACCAATCGCTCGATGGTTATGTAAATGCAATAACAACAAGTGGAAGCGGTAATGCTATCACGTCTGTATCTAAAAGCGGAAAGGGTATTACATTTACTAAAGGTGCTACATTTTTAACTTCTCACCAAAGTCTTGCTAACTATTATACCAAAAGTAGTGTAGATTCACTTCTTAGTGGTAAGTCGGCAACTAGTCATACACATAGTGTTAAGATTAACGGTGTTACTAAAACTATTGCAGCTACTGGTGGAACTGCTGTAGATTTAGGAACTTATCTTACTTCTCATCAAAGTTTAGCAAATTATGTTACTATTAATGATAGTAGACTTAGTGATAGTCGTTATCCTAAATTTGCTAATAATACTTGGTATTTAGTAGGAGATGACGCTTATATTGGAGACCACAATATTGGTGGTACGTTTTGTATTAAATCTGCCAATAATGTCAATGTAAGTGGTATAGCAATATATAATAGTGACGAAACTAAAGTTGCTAAACTATGGTTTGATAATACAAACATAAACCTTGATAAACAACTTGTTATGAATAACAAGCGTATTTGGATTCAAGGTGTCGGTACTGCTGGAGGTAATAATAATAGACTTACTCTTGTAGCAGGTATGCCTAGCGGATTAGCATATAATACTTCATGCCGTGGAACAATTCTTTATTCTAACGGTATAGCATTTGCTGACCCATATAATGGTAATTCAAATAATGATAGTGGATGGATTAGACATTTAGAAACTTCTGCTAATAGTGGAACTTTAGAAATAGCGGTAGGTGATGATGCTTCAAATGAGCAAATTCATTTTAGATGGTATAATACAAATTCTAGTGCAGAAACTATAGCACACGATATAACTGTTCCTAGAGCTACAGGTACTTTAGCTTTAACTAGTCAAATACCTACTACTCTTCCTGCAAATGGAGGTAATGCTGATAAATTAGACGGTTATCATGCTAATGGACTTCTTACTGCTCTATCTAATTCTGATAAGGGAATTAGTATAACAGTTGGTGGAACTACCAAAAGTATTTCAAATATTAGTGTTAATTATGCTAGTAGTGCTGGCAATGCTGATACTGTTGATGGTTATCAAGTTAATGGCAGTAATGTTGCACCCTATGGACATATACCTAGTATAGAAAACGATGGAGTAATGGAAGTAGGTAAATATATTGACTTTCATAATGATAATAGCGGTAAACATGATTTTTCTACTAGATTACAAACTACTGGTAATTATGGAAATTCAGTTTATTTGCCATCGCATAATGGTACATTAGCGTTAATTTCTGATAATGTAGCTTCTGCAACCAAACTTGCAACAGCAAGAACTATTTGGGGTCAAAGTTTTGATGGTACTGGTAATGTTAATGGAACTATATATATAAACAATAGTGATTCTGAAAACGGAGCTATAATATTAAATAATAATGTAAATGCTAATGCTCGTATATCAGCTATAAAAGACCAAGTAGTATTTAATACTGGTGCTGCTATTCGTTTTGGAGCAGTCGACTGGAAGTATAGTGATTGGGCTGGTCTTAAATATGATACTGTTGCTAATGCTATATATTTAGGTATAGCCGATGGAACTGTATTTAATTATTATTCTAATAAAAGAAGTAATGGTACACTTAAATTTCCAGGTATTACAACCATAACTCCTGATAGTGGAGCTAGAATTGGAGGTAGTGGTGGTGATTTATATTTAGGTAATGCTAATAATAGTAATTGGGTGAAAGTTCAAGATATATGTAGTCATAATGGTTCTAATTATTGGTATATATATCAAAGCGGTAATGCTCATTTTAGTAACATTAATGTTGCTGGTACTACTACTATCGGTGGTAATACTACTATCGGTGGTAATTGTCTTGCTAAAGGTGGAGTTACAGCTTATCAATCTTCTGACATCCGCTTGAAGCAGGATTTGCGGAAGCTGGACTACTTGGGTATCATCAAGGCGATGGGTGGCACTTATGGCTTTGCTTGGAAGAAGGACAATACAAGGTCTATCGGTTGGATTGCCCAACACGTCTTGTGCAACCCTCACTTAAAGGACATCGTGGAGACGGACGAGAAGGGCTACTACAAGATAAACTACTGGTCTCCGAAGCTGATTGCAACGGCATTTGGTGCTATCGAGCAGGTGGGCGATGAGGTCAGCAGGTTGAAGGCTCGGGTGGTCTTCCTCGAATCAGAGGTTCAGCGATTGAGTGGAGATAAGAAAGACTGCAACAAGAAGAGATTAGATAACAAGAATATTAATTCATTAAATTAGATTAGAAAATGGAGAATTTAAAGATTAACAAGAAGAGTGAACAGACAACTGCCACTTATACCAAGGGCGGCTATCGAGTAGAAATCACCTACAATGTTGACAAGACGGGTGGCAACATTGAGAGCATCAATATGAGTATCTATGGTGATCCAAATGGTAATTATCTCGGCAATGCGAACGCCAGCTCCAACGGCAGCGAGCTGACCTACAACATCAGCGGTGTTCCGCAGAGCAAGCTCAGTGAGGTATCAGCATTGATTAAGGAGGTTAATTCCGCTATCGCCGCTAATATGGCAAGCGAGGCAGCAGAGTAAGTATCGTGAGTATTAACGCAGGGTGGCTCTTATAGAGCTGCCTTGCCTAGTGTTTTAAGTTCTAAAGATTAAGCGTATGGAACGATTTATGTTATGACTTGCGAAAGTGTTCAATGTAACAGTAGAGCGAGTTGTTACTAAAGAAATTGTAACAGAATAAGGAACTGAAGTTGAATATAAAAAAAATAAAGATTATGTCTTACAATAGTGATAGTGGAATTATTAGTGCTCCTGTTAGCATTGATGATGTTAAACAAGCTCTTGGAGAGAGTAGCAATGACCTTGCTACTCTTTGTAAGAGTGAAAATATAAATATATGGAGTAAGTATAAACCTATTAGTTGTAAAGGTGAATTTAAAGAATATCCTATTAGAGAAGACTCTGATGAAATAGTAACATCTTCATATAATAAATATATTTGTGTTGTTCGTTGTGGTATGAATATACCTATGGATACTTATAAGAACTTACGTTATAATTATGGTGGAGAAGGTTTTGCTATTGAAGCATGTAAAAAACTTTATATCGATAATGTATATGGAGTTAGAGGTATTGATAAAGATGCAAGTACTAATTCGCATACTGTATATGCTTCAGGAAAACATTTTCCAAAAGGTGGTGCTAATTCTCCTTATAGATTAGGTGATTTTAGAAACTATAATAGCAAAGCAATAAGTAATATGTTCCAATCTTCTATTCCTACATTACTTAATGTTGAAGTTTATTATTCTTCAACTCCTAAATTTAATTGTGTTCTATATAAGAATACAAATGTGGATGATAATACAAATGTTACTATGGAAGATATAATTACCGATTTGTATTTAGCTTGGTCTTTTTGGATTCAAATTTGTTATGATTCACCATATAATAATACTGATAAGATTTATAAAAATTATTATGTTGGTAATTGCGAAAAACCAACAGATTTTATATATGCAAGTAGAGAAATAACTTTTGATGTAGGTAATGATAAAGATGTTACTATTGTACCTTTTTTAGCATATACTCGTAATGCAACTTTATATGATAATACAAAAATAATTTTTATATATCCTCCGGGTGCTATTAGTTTTAAATATTATCCTAGACAAATTAATATGGAAAGTATTAAAAGTGGTTCTAGTGGTTTTGTTGATTTCTCATCGTTGAGAGAATTAGTTGGTGCTACTTGTATTTGTAAAGCTAAAATATATAAACTTCCTGATGCTACATTTACAGTTAGTGATGGTACATTTAGAAGTGTTTGTAAGTATGGTAATAATAAGACAACATACGGAAGAGGTTATGTATCTAATAGCTCTGGTCAAGATACAGGCTCTGTAACTATTCCCGAAGGTGATAGAACAGATTATATTGAAGTATATATAAGATTTGATAATGTTTATGAAGGAGGGTATTATGGACAAATGTGTCAATTATCTTTTGAAATTAATATAGATGGTGGATGGAAACAAGTTCCTCCAGGAGGTAGTTATATTATGTATTAAAACGTAGATGTTCTTAATATAATAAATGTGCTAGAAATGTATTTGTGGTTTACGTTCTCACCGAGAAAGCAGACACGTTGCGACCTAGTGATTATCCAACATGGGGAAGTTAATTTTAAATTCGTAAATTTTGCTCCTCCTGCATTGCTATTCGGAATTATTTTCTTAACTTTGCACTGTTAACAGGAAAGGTATTCTGCTATGGCAATCTGGCGAAGAATATTGTATAACATAAAAATAAAGAAACAATTATGAAAAAGATTAAGACAATCGAGGCTGTTGCAGCCTACAGAACATTGAAGGCATTGAAGACATCATCAATGAGTGATGATGCCGCTATGCGAGTTTGGAAGAATATGAAGGCTCTGCGCCACGTAGCCGATACCTACGACAAGGATGTGGAGGAAGCACAGGAGAGCTTGAAGGACGATAAGTTTGAGGAGATGCAGCTCAAGCTTCAGGAGTGCCAGCAGTTGGAGCAGAAGCACGCCAATGAGGGCTACGAATACACCAAGGACGATTCAGCCAAGTTCGCTGAGGTCAATGAGTACTTCTTCAATCAGAAGCAGAAGACAGAGAAGTATTTCAAGGAACTTGCCGACAAGGAGGTAGAGGTAGCCATCGAGGAAGTTGAAGAGAAAGAGATTTTCAAGGCTGCTAAGGATTGCGGCTTGAAGTTCGCTGATATGGAGAGCCTTGAGGTTGTGATAGGATAAACACTGATAGCGTTAGAATTTGGTAAGGAAACCGTTCTAACGCTATTTTTGCAGCCGTCTACTTTCAGATTGTTACTTTAGCAAAGTTTAACTTTAAATTTTTGCTCAAAATAAATATTTTTGTGCAGTATTGTTTATTTTTGCAGCACTTTCCTTATTATTAAGAATGAGGAACTAAGAATAAATAATAAACAAAAAAAACAAAAGGAGAAGAATTTATGACTAAAGAGGAAGAAGATGAAGTCCATCGGTTAGTTCAATCAGTCGGTGTTGTACAGTTGTCAAGAGTAATGTTTAAGGACATGGACGTTAGCGAAATGATAAACGTCATTATCCTTGCAGGTAGAGGCTACAGCGTAAAGCTACTCACTTGGTTTAAGTATTATTGTGAAGTGATGCCTCTGTTTATCATGCTTTTTCATATTGCATGCATGGTAACATTTGGAGAGTGTAAACTAAACTGTGTCAAGCTACAATAA